TGGGATGAATCTACTGATGGTGGTTGGGATGATGGTGGTGGACCTGTTGATGAAGTTAACTTCTATATTGAAGGTGTAGAATGTATTTCAGCTTTATTTACTAAAACAGGTGTTGGAACAATTATTAATATTCAAGGTGCAGCTTTTACTGTTGATACAGATGGAGCTGTTCTTATATGGTCATTCTGGGCATCACCTTCTTCATTAACTACTTATGCTAATGGTGGTGTTAGAACAGTACTAGGAAATTCATTAGGTGATTTTTATGCATATAAAGCATCAGGTAGTGATTTTACTCCAAACCCTATTGGTGGTTGGTATAATTATGCATTAGATCCAGCATCTGCAACGATAGATACAACTGTTGGAACTCCAACAGGTACGTATACACATGTTGGTACAGCTATTAATGCTACAGCTCAATCACGTGGTAACCCACATGCTGTAGATGCTATTCGTGTTGGACGTTGTACTTTAGAAGTTACATTAGGTGATATAACAGCATATGGAACATTTACTGGTATGTCTGATTTTGATACTAGTACTAATAAAAGATATGCATTATTTCAAAAAATATTTGGTGGATACTTATGGAAAGGTTTAATGAGTTTAGGTCTTTCTGGCACTTTAGTAGATTTTAGAGATTCAAATGCTAATATTTTCGTAGATAATACACCGCAAGTTAGTTCTAATTTTAGTAAAATTGAGTTACGAAATACAAGTTCTAATATTGAATGGACTTCAATATCTATTTCAGCACAAGATGGTGTTGAAAATATTATTGCCACAACAGCTAGTAGAGGTAATTTTGAAGTTGTAGATAATGTAACACTTTTATTTAATACTTGTTCTTTTACTGATATGGGTACTTTTATTTTTAATGATGGAACTAATCCTAATATTATAAATGGAACTACATTTAGACGTTGTGACTTAATAACAACAGGTGGAGCAACTTATACAGGTTGTACATTTGATGATTCTACTAATGCTACAGCAGTTTTAACTTCAAGTCCTGCTAATGCTTCTAAGATTTCAGATAGTGAATTTATATCAGGTGGAACAGGTAATGGTTTAGAAATTACAGGAACTGCTACTAATATAACTCTTACAGGGTTAGACTTTACTGGATATTCTACAACAGTAGATGCAGATAAAGCAATATATGTTAATATAGCTACAGGTTCAATAGAATTAAATATATCTGGTGGATCAGGTGTTACTTTAGCATCTCATGTAAGAACAGCAGGAGCTACAGTAACAGTAGTTTCTGGTGCTGTAATAGTAAAAGCTATAGCACAAACAGATACAGGTACAAAAATACAAAATGCTAGAGTATTAATTAAAGCTTCTGATGGAACTGGACCTTTTCCATTTGATGAAACAGTTACAATAGTTAACTCTGGTACTACAGCAACAGTTACACATACAGCACATAATATGGCTACTAATGATAGTACACAAATAACACAAGGTTCACTAGCAGCTAATAGAGGTGTATTCTCAATAACAGTTACTGATACGGATACATATACATATACTATGAGTAGTACTCCAGGAGCATCTCCTACTGGTACAATAAAAGCTACCTTCGTAGCACTGTACGGTACAACAGATATTAATGGTGAAATAAGTACATCTAGAGTATATTCAGCAAATCAACCTATTACAGGTTGGGCTAGAAAAAGTTCTTCAAGTCCCTTCTATAAAGAAGGATCTATAAATGGTACAATAACACCTGCAGATGGTTTTACAGGATCTGCGGTAATGGTAAGTGATGAATAATGGAAGACGCAATAGCGAAAGCTCGAGAAGAAGTGGTTAAAAGAAACACAATGTTAGCACTTTCAGAAGTGGATAAATTAAGAAAACGTGTAAACTTTCTGGAAGCACTTGTAACCACTCAAAATGAAAAGCTAGGGTTAATGGATAAAAAAATTAACTTAATGCTAACTAAAAATTTTAATGGTGGAAGTACGGAAAATGTCAATTAGCGTAGATTATACAGTAGATCCTTGGTTAATAACAATACCAAAATCTGATTTAACATTAGATATTGGTACTAAATATAAATTAACAGTTGATACTTTTTGGCAATTACTTAGAGATTATGCAGATAGCCCAGAGGGAGTGATATCTCCTATAATATATTCACGTATTGGAGCTACAGCATCTACTCCAAGTATTACAGAAGTAAATACTAACTATTATGAATTACAATTTGAAGATGGTTTATATTCTGTTAATATTATTAATGGTAATACTAATGTTCGAGATGTAGAGGTAAAAAATCAAGTAAGCGTTAATACTAATAATACTACTGGTTTTATTGATCCTATATTTTTACAACACGGTACATTTAATGAAGTAATAACAATAGATGTTATTAATGGAATTTCAGGAACAGATTATCCTGCAGGAACTCCAGCTTCTCCATCAAATAATTTAACAGATACTTTAGCAATTTCTAATAGTCATGGAATTAAAACAATACATATTATTGGAAATCTTACTATTGACGCTACTGAGAACATTGATAATTATATATTTAATGCAGTTAGTTCTAATACAACAATTTTAACATTAACTGCTGGATGCTCAACAATAAATACATTATTTATGAATTTAAGTATTAAAGGAGCATTAAATGGAACTACTATGCGATTTGATAATTGCGATCTACATCCTGATGGTGTAACCGGATTACAAGGAGAAGCACATAGTATAGGTTTTGCAGGAGCAGGTCCTTATGTATTAGGAGGTAATTTTACTATAGTTAGATCATTTACTATTAGAGCAGAAGAAGCTTTAAGACCTGTACTAGATGTAAATGGACAATTAAGTTGTGCAATTAGAGGACATGCTGGTCCTTTTGAAATAACTGGTATTACAGATATTAACTCTATAGTATGCATAGATGTACTTTCGGGATTATGTGTTATACAAGCTGGAAATACTGATGGAACAATAGCTTTACGCGATGGAATGAAGATAGAAAATAATGCTACTGGAACTGTTATAGCAGATCAAGTAACATCAACACGCGTGTGGCAAGAAAGCGCTGCATTAACAATAGGTAAATACTTAGGATTAAAATAAAATATAAGGACTTTAATGAAAGATAAAAAAGATGAATGTGAGGCCTTAATGGTTGCAGATAGACCTACTGAATCAGGAATAAAAATAAATAATATACTTACCGCATTAGTTCTTATGGTTATGAGTTGGGTAGGTTATAATATTAATGATTTAAAAGATAGTTTATCTGATATACGTATATCAACAAGTATTCAAGCAGTAGAACTAGTACATACTAAAGAATTAATAGAAAAGCATATTACAAATAGAAATGTACATAAATAGGATAAAATAAAAATGGATTTGAAAAGAGATGAGATTAAGTATGTAAGAGATTTATCTAAAAGTGCATATAAAAAAGCAAATACTTGTTATATATGTGGCTCAGAAGAAGAATTACAATTTCATCATTTTTATTCTATGACTTTGCTATGGGCAAAGTGGAAAAGAGACAATAAAATAAATATTGAAACTGTAGAAGATATACTTAAATACAGAGAAGTATTTAAAGAAGAGTTTCACGATGAGATTTATAATAAAACAGTAACACTTTGTAAATTTCATCACATGGATAGATTACATAAAGTCTATGGAAAAGTACCCACATTAGCAACTGCAGCTAAGCAGGAACGTTGGTGTGATAAACAAAAAATTAAATTTCAGGAGAAATAAAAAATGGCAATACAAAGCAAAAGTAAAGATAAACTTTTAGTAATGAAGGATAAAGTTTCTAGAGAAGCTAATGCAGTTACATTAGTTGGTGGTTCAGCAATTACAGCTACTACTACAAATTCAATACCAGCATATGATGAAGACGGAAATATCTTAGGATACATCGCATTATTTGATACTGATACATTGTTATAATAGGTATCTAATATGGGTATGAGAAATTGGTTAAATGAAAAATTAAATCCAGCTCAGCCCGAAATTGTTGATGACTTTGGAGAGGATATATATCCTTCAAGAGAACATTATAACAATCAAAAGGCGTACAATACAGTTGGTACTGTTAGTCGAGGTGTTGATCTAATCGTTGATGCAGCTGCTAGCATTAAGGTTGACGTAGGTGATATACAAGATTGGTTTACTTCTGACACAAGAATTAGGAAGAAAAAACTAACTCAATTACTTACATTCAGACCAAATCCGTATCATAGTGCAGATGTATTTTTTAGAAATATATACACAGATTTAATACTTGAAGGTGATGCATTTATGTACTTTGATGGTGCATTTTTATATAATCTTCCAGCATTAAAAGTTGAAATTATTACGGATAAGAAAACATATATAAAAGGATATAGATATGGAAATACAGATTTTAAACCAAATGAAATTATCCATATTAAAGAGAACTCAGGGGACTCTATATATCAAGGGAGATCAAGATTAGATTCTGCTAAAAAGAATATTAATTTATTACTTAGTATGAATGATTTCCAAACAAACTTTTTTGATAATTCAGCGATACCAGGAATTATTCTTAAGACTCCAAATCCATTATCGGATAGAGTTAAAGATAGAATGGTAAGACAATGGATGTCAAAATATAACCCAAGACGTGGTGGTAAAAGACCTTTAATATTAGATGGAGATTTTTCAATAGAATCACTATCAAAATATAACTTTAAAGAACTTGACTTTTCTGAAAGTATTAAATTACAAGAACAAGCAATTTTAAAAGCTTTAGGGGTTCCACCATTATTATTAGATTCTGGAAATAATGCAAATATTAATCCAAATTTAAGAATGTTTTATATTAATACAGTTATGCCTTTAGTTTCTAAAGTTATACAAAGTATAGAATTCTTCTTTGGATATGATATTAAACCTATATCGCAAGATGTATTGGCACTAAGACCAGAACTTAAAGATTCTGCAGCATATTATAGTACACTTGTTAACGCAGGTATTATTTCAAGAAATGAAGCAAGAAGTGAATTAAGATATGAAAATTCTGATACTGAGTTTGCAGATGATTTAATTCTACCAGCTAATGTTGCTGGAAGTAATTATGATTCAACACAAGGAGGAAAACCTCCAAAGGAGGAGCCTAAGAATGAAGATGAATAAAGAAATGCAGATTACCTCTAACTTTAGAGTTAAAGCTGTAGATAAAGAAAAGGAATCCATCACTATTGAAGGATTCGCTAACACTACTAACAAAGACAGAGTAGGTGATGTCATACTTGAAGAAGCATGGTCAAAAGGTGGAATGGATAATTATCTAAAAAATCCTATTGTACTTGCTTTTCATAATCATGAAAGACCTATTGGAGAAGTAACTGAGTATAGTGTTAATAATCAAGGTTTACGAGTTGTAGCAGAAATCAGCAAAGCCGCTGGCGATGTATATAACTTAGTAAAAGAAGGAGTACTAAAAGCTTTTTCAGTAGGATTTAGAGTTA